ATGACGTCAAGATTTTGGCGGGACTTTTCCAAGGAATCTCACAAGCAGATGGTACCGAGGTTATCCTTGAGTCTACGGCTAATGGCATAGGTAATGAGTTCCACCGACTATGGCAGGGGGCTATAGCTGGTGAGAATGACTATCTACCTATTTTCGTACCATGGTTCTTGATGCCAGAATATTCAAGGAAGGCCCCTGAAGGTTTTGAGCTTACTATTGATGAAGAGATTGTATCCAAGCAGCATCTACTATCAAACGATCAAATGTATTGGCGCAGGCTGAAGATATCCGAGTCAGGCTCAGATAAGTTCAAGCAAGAGTATCCAGCCACCCCAGAAGAAGCATTTGTTTCATCAGGCTCAAATGTATTTAATCTAACTAAGCTTAACAAACTAGTACCCCAGCCAGTACTCGCCCGCCGAGAATTTAATTTTGAATCCTGCATGATGGAGGACACCCGGCAAGGTTCTATTGAGATCTATAAATATCCCACCTTTGAAGATTCTTTTGCTATTGGAGCAGACGTAGCTTTGGGAGTAGGAAAAGACAGTTCAGCGGCAGTAGTAATGAACTCAAAGAGAGAAGTCTGTGCGGTATACCGTAATAACACTATTGATCCATCACAGTATGGCGATCTGTTATTCTACCTGGGCCGATACTACAACAACGCTTTATGTGCTGTTGAATCAAACTCTATGGGTATTGCCACGCTTAACCGCCTTACGCAGATGAAGTATGTAAACTTGTACTATCAAACTAAGACAGCAAACGTATCCAAAGAAGAGGGTACTCGTATCGGTTGGAAAACAACCTCTGCTTCAAAGCCCATGATGATTGGATTCCTAAAGAATGCTATTGAGCAGGATGATATCTGGATTCCATCACGGACTATTATCATGGAATGTATGAACTATATTTCTGATGATTCTGGGAAGACTAATGCACAGAACGGCTATACAGATGATACGGTTATTGCCACGGCTATTGCGCTGGAAGTGATCAGAACACATGGCGAAAGACTAACAAATAACACAGTACCCTTCTCTCAGAAGATGGGTGGATTCCAACACGTAGAAACTAATTGGTTATAAATTAGGGAGAATATTATGGCAGCAGTGCCCAAACAAACAGCAGAACAAAACAAACTTTTGATGGGTATGCTCAGTAAGAAAACCCAAAACAAAGTACTTGATAACACAAAAGTCGAGAAGTCAACAAAAACGTTGCCTATCCGCGAACTCTATAATAAAGGACGATAAATGGCAAACATTGTAAAACTACTCGCTTCGGGTATCACCTCCGCACCAACCACATCTGGTGCAGTAAACATCGAAGATCTAAACTCAAAAGAGATTTCCTACCAAGCTACTGTTGTAGGTACCGGTGCGGTATCTGCCACGGTTATTATTGAAGTATCTATTGATGGTGTTGGTTGGCTATCTGACACATCCTCAACCTTATCTTTGACCGGCACTACTGTGGGCTCTGCTTATCTGAATTCTAATGGTTATTGGTCTTTTGCACGAGTACGAGTTACCGCCATTAGTGGGACTGGGGCTTCAGTAACAGTTACTATGGCAGGTCAATAATGACTAATAGTGCTATTGGTAGTAAAGAGCTACACAATGATGTACCCGCAATTTGGAACTCTAATGGTACGTTGCGTACCCCAACAGGAGGTAGTGTCACCATTGGTGGTGGCGGGTCAGGTAACGCTGATGTTATACTAATCCCATCAACTGAGCTATCTGCAACACTAGATAACACTGCTATATTCGACAGTTACATCAGCGCGTTAACAGATGGCCAAACACTGCAACTCCCAGCAGGTAATTGGCTTGGTGATTTGGTTTTTACAAAAAGTAACATCCGCATATTTGGTGCTGGAAAGCCAATAAAGAGCGGAACAGTACTTGCAGGTGGCACAATCATCCGTGGACGCGTATTCTGCATTGATGCTACGAATGTTGAGCTTGCTTATTTCGGGCTTGATCAAACCACCCTAGCCTCCGGGGTAATCAATGGTTTTCAGGGAGGAACAACTGGCGCAGATACAACTGATCTGGCCCTTTATATCCATGATTGCGTTACCCTAGGTCGCGGATACCTTGAGTCACATGGTTATGCAGATGTAAATAGTCAACATGCTTACCTTGTGCAATGTGGTAAGAATGTGCGGATTGAGCGCTGCCATGCTTATTATTACGGCCACGGCTATGCAATCCGCGTGTCAGATTATGTCGGCATGGACAACTATTGCGAAGACACAGAGCTTGATGCTGTAATTTTTAAATCAGATGTATCTGGCACACCAAATAACTGCCTGCGGGCCGTCGAAACAAATGCGACAGCAATCAGCACCGATAGCACTAAATACGTGACCAAGTTTTTGGTGCAGGCGCTGAACTCTAAATATAAAACACAAGATGGCAGCTTTATCAACTGTGTGAGTGTGAATAGCAAGCAAAATGCATTTGAAACAAATACGACATTCCCAACAACCTGCACTATTTCTGTAGCGTCACCGACAATTGTCACGCAAGTGGGGCATAATAAGCAAGCTGGTGATCCGGTTCGCATGTTCTCCTCCGGTGTGCTGCCAACGGGAATTAACTCCTCTCTTGAGTACTCCGTGGTGGTGATTGACGCAAATTCATACAAGCTAGCAGTTAACGGAGTAGAAGCAAATGTAACGGCGGCTGGTTCCGGCACGCACTACGCATCAAATGGCGTTCTAGATACGGTGAAGTTTGTCAACTGCTCTGCCTATGGAGTTGCTGCTGATAGATCATTTGGTCTAAACTATGGAGCAAACATACAAGTAGTTAATTGCACAGATGCGGGACACACTGCTGGAGCACACTTTGCGTATTACGCGGGTGCGACTAATGGTGCGCATAATGTAACACTTATTGGTCAGACCGATGTGACAGCGGTAACTAACCAAGCCACTGGCCCATTTAAGTTTGCCGTGCTTAACGGTGTCATGATGAGCCTAACATCTACTGGCGTGATCCAATCCACTACGCGAGTGATGGCGGCATCCATGTCCGCTGCCTCACAAGGTGGTGCTAGTTTTGGGGCTGATGGGGCAGGTAGCTTTGGCGGGGGAGTGCGGATCTACAAGACAGCAGGTGGTGGTATTAGTTCTGGCTATGCAGGTCGCTGGTGTATTGAGTCAGCATCTTCAACGAATGTAAAAGTCAAGTGGGAGGCATCGTTTACAAATAAGGCATACGGCACTGAGGTAACTGCAGATTTCACGAAGATGGGTATGGAAGTCGAGGCAGATAGTACGAATGGCGGTCGGGTTGGCGTGTCCAACGGTGGTGCTGTGACGCACAAAGCCCGCTTGTCACTGCCTGCAAACCTAGCAACTGCTGGATATGGTCAGCTTGGCTTTGATACCACTGGCGCCCTGCTAACAACTCCGGTGCTCGGCGTCATTGAGGCTGTTGGTGACGTGCTGTATTACACCACAAGTGCCGGACGCAAGACGATTACAATGGTTTAGTAAAAATGGCCACCTTAAAAAGCGGCCAAACGCTAATTTGAAATAGTTAGCCGGACACTCGGTGTCCAAATATTCAGGTCTTTGTTGACCTTGTTTGAATGATTGATAATCCTAGAAGGACAACAAATGACTATTACAAACGGCAGGATTACTGCTGGTTACTTAGAAAAGGTAACCGATGAAGAGCTAATTAACACAGTTGAAGCTGGTATCATGAACTCTGTTGGTGACTTCCTTAACAGTTCCGACATGGCGCGAGAACGACAGAAAGCCACGTATGAATACGGTATGCTTGCTGAAGGTCACCTATCCCCGCAAGGTGTATCACAGATCGTATCTTCTGATACAGTTGAGGCGGTTGAAGGTTTCACAGCTATTATCGCCGAGTTGATGTTTAACAACAATAAACTCTGCCGATTCCTACCAACAGGACATAACCCAAAGGACTACCACAACGCTAAAGTGGCAGGTGATATCACAAACTATACTATCTTCAAGCAAAACAATGGTTGGGAAATCCTCAACACATGGACCAAATCCGCACTACTGTGGAAGAACTCTATTGTTCGATGGGAGTTTGTGGAAGATTTCGAGTATACCTTTGAAGAATTTGATGAGATCTCACAGGATAATCTAGATATCCAACTTGCTGAACCTAACGTAGAGATTGTCGGTGAACTCAAGTACGATCAAGAGCTTACTACAGGCCCTGACGGTGAAGCAGTAATGCAGATGGTATACAAAGAGGTACGTCTGCGCAAGAAGGTAGAGAAGACACGAGTACAGATCAAAAACGTACCTCCAGAAAACTTTCGTATCACTCGTGATGCACACAATCTAGATGATGCCGCATTCGTAGGTATCCAGACAGATCTAACCCGCAGTGATATCCGTAAGTACTTCCCAGAGATTGCGGAAGATATTGACTGGACGGCTATTGGTGATGGTTCTGCATCATGGAACACACGTTACACCGAAGAGCAGGCTTCCCGTAAGCGACTGACCGGCCAGGAATACTGGATGGGTGGTCATTCTAAAGAATTATTCCCATCAGAAGCAAACCAGATGATCACAACTATTGAATGTTGGATCCGGATTGACCGCGATGGTGACGGTATTGCCGAGCTTAAGCATCTGATTCTTGCTGGTAATATGATTCTGCTTGAAGAAGATACTGACTGTATCCCTCTGGCAACACTATGCCCATTCGAGGTACCACACGAGTTCTTTGGTCTTTCTGTTGCTGACATGATTCGCCCATCTACTTTGGCCTCAACAGCTATCCTTCGGGGATTCGTTGAGAATGTCTACCTAACTAACTATTCGCCTAAACTGGCTGATCCAAATGTAGTAGACTTCAGTGCTCTCCAAAATATGAAGCCTAAGCAGATTATTGCTACTAATGGTAACCCCAACGCAGCAGTAGCCGCACTAACTCCTGACACAATCAGCACAGGTACGGTTCCTCTGTTGGAAGCGCTGCAAATGCACAAAGAGCAGTCAACAGGCTTATCCAAAGCAGCCCAAGGTTTGAACGATACACTGTACGTATCTGGTAATTCTGAAGAGAAGATGTCACGAGCGATGTCAGCAGCACAAGTGCGTATCCAGTATATGGCACGTCGTTTTGCTGAGACAGGTTTCAAGCGTCTGGCTGAAGGTATCTACAAGATGCTACGCTCTAAGTTCCGTGGTCGTGAAATGAACTACTACGATCAGAATGACTTTATGAAGTCTATTGATCCTGCTATGTTACCTGACAACATGCTTCTCTTGGTTGACGCTGATGTTGGTGAAAACAGTAACAGCAATATCATCAAGAAGATGCAGTTAGTTGGTTCACAATTGATCCCCGCGCTACAACAAGCTGGTGCCGGTGGCGCAGTAGATCCTTCTGCAGCAGTAAAGATTGCTTGCAAAACTCTGGAGGCTATGGACTTAGATCCATTAGACTACTTAGTTGATTACACAGATCCTAAGTTTATTGAGGCAGCTATTCAGAGTCGTAAAGATGAAGCAGCAGCTGGACAAAGCTAAAGCACTGGAAGAGCAGAAGATTCAGCTTGATATCCAACAACGACAAGCAACATTGAACCTTACAAACGTACAGTCTAAGAACGCTATCTCTGATAACGTTAAACAGATGGCTGTTGCGCTAGACAAAAGTATTCAAGAGCGCCAGAAGATCTATATCTCTGCCGCAAAAGAAGGTGTTGAGTTACCTGATATGATGTCCATGGCGGATATCATGAAGTTAGCCCGCTCCTTTGTTGAAGATCAAATGATCCCAAAAGAAGAAATTAATTTGATGCCTGGCCCACCGGCCTCGGATCCAACACTACAACAAGGTTAAATAATTTAGGTGAAAGAGGTAGCTCCTTTTCTGTGCCTTAACACAGATAGCCTTTCAGTTTTAAGGAACTAAATGAAGTATAAAGAATTTAATCCAGAGGAGTATAGTAAGGCATACAGAGCTAAAAATAGAGGTAGGCTACTTGACTATGATAAGCAAAGAAATTCTCTCAGGAAAAACGATCCGGCATACCGCGAGAAAATGCGCATTTCCAGGTTAGCGAGGGAATACAAAGTTGATTCAGAAGTAGCTACAAAGCTTTATATAGCATCAATGACTACTTGCGAAATCTGTGGCACCAGTTGGAACCCAGATATCCATACTAACAGATTCTGTGTAGATCACAACCATACTACTGGGGCAATACGTGGTATACTTTGCCATCATTGCAATTCAGCCTTGGGGCATGTAAGAGAAAACAATAAGATTATTGAATCTTTACTAGAATACAACAGGAAATATAATGGATAAATACACTAAAGCATTCCACGGTAAAATTAAACCGAAAATGGACCACGAGACAGGAGAGTACATTGTACAACCATTTCGTGAAGCACAACGAGCACTTGCTGAATCCACATTTGTGAAGCTTGAGCGTGAGCAATTCTTTAATGATGCTTACGCAGATATCCTTTCAGATC